GAATTAGACGGGGTCGCTGCGATATCTGTCGCGATCCCAATTACGCGCGCCGGCTGCGTCGCGTCGATTTCGCGTGCCCGCATAGCGATCTCAAGCACTGTACGTATCTCTGGATTTTCCGCAATTTGCCTTTGCAGCTTCTCGGCACTTGTCACTGGGAAACTCAATGCGGATACGCTCTTTCTAGCTTTAGCTTTTTGCTTCTTCGCAGGCATCTGCCGTTCTCCCAAAAACTGGCCGAATGTACCCGTAGTGGCCACGACAATACAATAACGAAAGCCGATTCAATTAAAATTCCGTTGCCCGCGGGACGGGCTTAACTAACCGCCTAGGCAAGAGATCGCGCCCGTTGCTGATCCGGCCGCGGGCGGTCGGCTTCCGCAGGACTTTCCGGAAAGTGCGGAGCATGCGCCACCACCGAGCTGGTGCCGAACAGGCGAGATGGTTGGGGTTTGGTGGGGTTTGGGGGGTTGTTTCAGCTACCCCCTTATACATGTCACGCACATATTTCTACGTGCCATTTTCTACGCGTTGACCTAAACAACCCCCCAAACCCCAACCAACCCCACCCTAACTATCTGAGTGCTCGATCAACTGCCACAAAGGATAACCATGGACATTGCCGGCACGTATGATGCTGAGGTGATTGACTATTTTGCCTTCGTTTTGTTTGAGCCAGCGGCCGAGACGTTCGTTGCTGACGATGATGTTGCTGCCTCGATTGGCCGCCACGGCGAGCAGCGCGTTGTGAAAATCGGAATGACTGACCGCGGCGTTGATGACTTCGCGGATGGTGTACGCCGCGGTGGTGCCGAGCGCTTGTTGCCATTGCACAAGCACGGTGAGCAGCGTCGCTAGTTTCGGGTCGTCTTCTCGCACCTTCGCCACCGTGTCGCAGGGATCGGCGCGAGCGAGCCAGATCAACGGTGCGCGCACGCGGTGCGACCAGGCGTCGAAGCTGCCGAAGGGTGCGGCGGCAACGCGCGCACCGGCGATGTGCCACGCTCTCAGCACGGTGAGCGCGGCGACCACCAGGCGGGGCCGTTGCGTGCATGCTGTCTCGAGGATGTTGGTGTCGAAGGTGCGCAGCTCCGGCCGCTCGCAATGGGCGTCGAGCGCGCAGATCAGGGTGCGGCGGGTCAGGTCGCCAACGATGGTGAGGTTGTTGCCGGTGGCGAAGATCGCGGCGTTGACCGGCGTCTCCACGTTCTTGCTGACGCCGAGCATGCGAATGTTGAGCTTTTGTTGCGTGAGCGCCTGGCACAGGAAGCTGCTTTCCAGCGGGTGCTCGCAGTTGTCCAAGGCGATGGCGGTGTCGCCGGCCAAAAGCGCCGCGCCGAGGCGCTTCTCCAGCTCCTCCTCGGTGCGGCCTTGGCTGATCACCGGCATCGGCTGGCGGGTGGCGAGCATGGCGGCGACGTCGACCAGCAGCGACTTGCCGGTGCCTGCTGTTGGCGAGGCGAAGGCGTGCAGCGGCGCCGCGGTCATGCTGCGGCGGTCGAGGATGGTCAGGATGGCGCTCAGCGCCACGGCGCGGTCCGCCGGTGCGACGAAGGGGAAGTCGCCGATCAAGTCCTCGAGCAGCTGCAGCGCCTTGAGCGCGTCGTCCCGGTTCGGCTGCTGTGGGATCGGCGGGAAGGTCTCGTCGCCGGGCTTGTAGAGCTGGCCGCTGGCGGCGTCGTAGCCGGGCGCCTCGCAGAACGAGCCGTCGCGGCGCAGGAACGGGGTCTTGGTGACGCCGGACAGGATCGGCAGCTTCCATTTTGAGGCTTCTGCGTCATCGCCGTACCCGGACGTAGATCAAGCGCAGCCACTTCGCCTGCTTTTCGGTCGGCACGCCGCCGCGCGTGGTCCAGCGCATCATGTCGGCGACGAAGTCCTTTTCCCGTTGGTCGCGCAGTCGGTCGGGGTGCGCGGCGCATTCGCTGGCGATTGCGTGCCACGGCGGTCCGTCGTTATCGACGTTGCGAAACGTGGCCGGCTGCGCCTGCTTGGCGGCACGGCGGCCAGCGTCGACACCGCGCTGATAGATTTCGCGTGCGTCCGCTTCAGTGAACCTTTTGCCGTTGGGAGTGGCGCCGATGCTTTCGGCCAGGTCGTGAATGTCGGCTCCGGCCCCCTCCAGCGTCCGCACGATGGCGCGCGCAGCGGCGACCACTTCGCCGTCACGGTTCGACTTCAGCAGCCGGATGAACTTGCCCAGCTTGTCGGCGACCGGCGCGAGCGGTTTCATCGCCAGCACCTCTCGCGGTGGCCGCACAGCTTGCAGCGCCAGTCAGACCGCGGCAGCAGCTCGCCGGCGCGCGTCGCCTCGATCACTGTCACGGCGCGGTCCGACCAGGCCTGCGCCTGCTCGGCGTTGAACGGCACGAGAACATGCAGCCGCTCGCACGTGTCGGCGCTAGTGGCAGTGAACAGCGCCGGGTGCTCGGTGACCTTGAGATAAGCCTGGTACAGCCAGACCTGCGCGGCGTATTGCGGGTAGGCCTTCTCGACGCCGTCGCGCTCGATGTTGCGCCAGCCCTTAGCACGGAGGCACTTGTGTTCCCACAGGCAGGGATAGCCGACGCCGGGCAGCTCGGGGCCACCGATCAACAGGCCGTCGACGTGGCCGCGAAACAGCCCGTCGGCGGCGACGAAGCGAAGTTCATTCGGCGCGAAGCGAAAGCCGGAACGCTTGAGATGCTGGCGGCACACTTCTTCGAAGAAATGTCCACGGGCGAAGATATCGCGCGTCCGCGTCGGGTGCTGCGGATCGACCAGCCAGTCGTACTGGATCCGGCGCAGGCACTCGCTGCCGACCGACGACGCGCCTAAGTATTGCCGGACGTTTTCCTCCGGCGGCTCGGCGCGCTCGATCAGCTCGTTGATCGCCACGCTGAGCGCGCTGATCGAGACGTTGGGCGGTTGAAGTCGAGCATCGGCGCGCTCTCACAGCCCAACCGCGTCGTTGAGCCGCTTGGCGGCCTTTCGCGTGATCGTGCCGCCGCCGAAGTCGCGGCCGACCGTCGCCTTGCGCACCAGCGCCAACGCCATGGTGAGGAAGGCGACCATCGTCTCGCGCGGCCAGTCGTTGAGCGGCGTCGCCCAGTCCACGCCGGGCGCATCGGCGAGATCAGGCAGGATCGTCGCCACGGCGCCGGCGTCCCAAGGGTCGGGGTCGTAGCCGGTCATGCGGACCGTCCGCTCAGTGTCGAGGCCCTCGGCAGTCGCCTGCTCGGCGCGTTTCGCGATCCAGGCGAAGATCACCGCCGCGACGATCCAGCCCCACTGAACGTCGGAGAGCCGGCCGATCGGCGTTGCCATCCGGATCGGGTCGTCGGCGCACACCACCCGCCGCGCCGCCGCGATCGCAAAGGCGGTGGCGCGATCCTGCCAATCGTTCTCTTGCCGGGTCAGCTCTTTGCCCATGCCGGCCTCGCGATCTTGGCCGGTTCGGCCTTGGCAGCGGCCGGCGCCGCCGGCTCACTGGTCTGCTTCGCCATCTGCTCGACGTGGTGCCAGTCTTTGCGGTCCGGCGTGACGGCGTCGAGCAAGACGTTTTTGGCCGGGTAATTGTCGCGCGCCGCCTCGACACCGATGCGGCCGAGGAAGCGCAACCCGTCGAAGTCTTGAAGGCCGGCCACTTGGCGCGCCTGCTTCGCCGTCTCGCTCATCTCGTCCGGTCGGATGCCGCGCGCACTCTCGAGGATCGCGCGCAGGCGCGAGCGGCTGATTTCGGCAGCGGCGGCGTGGTTCGGGGTCGTGCCGCCGAGGGTGAACAACACCCAAACCTTGCGTTTGGCGTAAGGGCCCTTGACCACGGTGAACTCGCAGTCCAGCGCCTCGCTGTTGCCGTCCCTGGAACGGCGCAGAAGACTATTCTCGCCGGCATTCCCGGGCCGCACTGTCATGTGCAGCTCAGCAATAGTGCCGGCCGGGATAAGGTCGAAAACGCGCTGCGGATTGGCGTCGTTGAAGTCCATGGCTTTCTCCTTCTACTCTGCTGCTTCAGTGAGCTTCCGTTCGGATGGTAAAACGAGGAAGGGCTTGCGCTCGCCGGGACCGACCAGCTTTTCGATCAGACGGCCGAGATCGGGCGGCTCAAGCTGCTCGAGCCGACCGGCGCGATCCTTAGCGGGATATCCCCACGGATTCGGCGAGGTGCACACGAAGGCGCGCACCGGCACACCGTCGCCAAAATCGATCCAGTTCATGCAAACGATTTCGTCGACGATGCCGGGCAGCTCGCGGGAAGTCTTCGCGCCCTCCATCTGCAGCTGCCACGTCGACACGTTGAAGTCGTCGACCACCCTCTCGAGGATGCCGACCAAGATCACGTTCATCCCGCGCGCGTGCTGCAGCTGATTGAGCCACGCGATCATTTCGCGGGCGTGCAAACCGTAAGCGCCGCGCGTGTCTTTCCGGCCGGTGCGCTCTGACGTGGCTTCCGGCTGCTGTTCGGCCCAGCGGAAGCTAAGGCGGCTGATCGCGGTGATGCTGTCAACAAACAGCGTTTGATATTTATCGAGATTGTCGAGCGGGCCGCCGACAGCGTCATAGTGCGTCTGCGAATAGCACGCCGTTGGCGGGTATGACGGATTTGGTCCGCCGATCCGGCACGCGAGGTCGCGCGCAGTGGGCCAATCATCAAGCTGAGTGGTGTCGACCGGCAGATCTTGGACACTGAGGTCGCCGGCATCAGCATCAACTAACAAACTGCGCGTTGGATCGAGCGTGCGCAGCTGCGAAGTCTTGCCGACGCCGGCTGGTCCAACGATAAGCGCCTTCACA